CGGCCTAATTGACATGGCAAGTTCTTGGTTTTCCTTTAACTTTACAACCTACTACGAGCAGGAGATGGGTGCGCCGCTTTTCAGGCGGATGCTGGTGTAAATTTGCACGGAAGATCAGAAAATTTGCAGATAAACTCAGAAAATTAAACGTGGTGGATCGGAGGTCGTAAAAAACCTGTTCGATTCGGAGAGTTCGAATCGACAGGTCATTTTTTGCTTCAATATTTAAAAATAAAAACTGCTTTAAAATTACTGATCAGCAGCTCTTTTCATTTCTTAAGTGGTCCTTTCGCCTTTCATTTGGCCTGACCTGTTTCGACGAGGTGCTGGGCTATCTCGGCGCTGGCCTGGTTGATCTCGCCGGTGATGATCTGCGCCCGGGCCTGGATGAAGTTTAGCTCAATTCGAAGTGCCTTCAGGTGTTCCTGGAGATAGAGCTTTTTGTAGTCGGGCTGGTTGCCGGGTTGTTCCGGTTGCTTTTCGGGTTTATTGGGGGTCTTATTTTTGGGCATAGGTTAAACCTCTTTTACGAATCGCACAGCATTATATAGTAGGTTGATCCGTTGATGGTCACCTGGAGTTTGTGGGAAAATTTGGTTTCATCCACCTCGGCCGCTGGCCCGGTTGTTGCCAGAATGTCCAGTATATCGCTGTTGTCCACACCGATTGAAAAATGCCCCCCCTCATCCGCCGCCACCATAGCAAGCCTGGGGATCGTCTGGCCGTTGAACCAGCCCAGGTCGCTGTCGATAATACCCTGATCTCCGATAACGAAAACTGGAACATTGGTTGCCCCGCCATCGGGCAGAGCCAGGATCAGAGCGTTGGCATTGGCGTCTGCGGTTTCCCAGAGCAGTTTAGAACCGGCGCTTGATCCAAATGACGCGGGTGCATCATCGGTCAAAATCAGGGCATCGCTGAGCTGCTCGATCCACACCCCCGCGCTCACGTAGTCGTCGGGCCTCACCTTGTAAGGGTGGGTGGCCACGTCCTCGGCGTCGGTGGCCGCGCTGTCGAACTCGAAAAAGAGAAGCTCGTCTCCGGCGATCATGCAGATGGCCCGGTCGCCGTCGGTCAACGACGATATGCCGTGGCTGTCGAGCGCCCGTGATGCTCCGCCGGTCAGGGCCGTGCAGTTTTTGGTGTCAATTGGCATGGTGGTTATCTCCTTTTATCCTATACCCCAGGTGTCCGAATCGCCCCAGGTGTCCGAATCGCCCCAGGAGTCCCGGTATACCTGCGCCCTTGCAAGGATCTGGAAGCCGGTCTCCCAGTAGGCCGGGGTGATCTGGATAATCTCGGGGTTCTGGACGAACCAGCTCTCGTAAAAGAGCCCGGTTACGGGGTGGGTCCAGTAAAACGACAGGGCCGTGTTGACGTCGGCGATCAGGGTTTCGAGAAGGTCCCGGTCCGCCTCGGGCAGGCTATAGTAATTCACCCCGTAGATGGCGCCGGTTAACGTGTATTTTTTCCGGCCGTGAATATACCCTGCGTCCGCCCGGGTCTTTACGGCGTTTTCCTCGTCCTGCCGGGGGATCGGAAACTCGGGGTCGACCGATAATGACGGGTAAAGATAAATCATATCTCGGTTGCTCCTCCCCCGTAATCGCTGTGATAGTAGACGTCCTCGTTGTACTCCAGGGCCGTTAGCTTGAAAAGGCTCTCCTCGGTGCGGTCGAGGCCGGTCACCCGGTACTGCATGACCTCGCCGGTGGCCCGCCCGATGGCCCACACGTCGTTCTTGGCGATCCCGGACGCCGACGCCGACACCGTGACCGCCTCCGTGGGCACGTCGAACGGGCCGGTGACCGTGCGCTCCAGGATGGTGTCGTCGGCCTTTCGTATCCAGATAGTGCAGTTGCCGCTGAAGGTTGCGGTGGGAAGCTCGATCTCCTGGTCGAGGGTGATCGTGGTGTAGGCTCCGCCGCTTGCATGCTCGGCGAGTCTTCCCCCGAAGGTCAGGGTGTTGGATGCGTGCTGGATGCGGGTGACGTCGCCCACCTGGCACCCGATGGCGTCGACGTCGGCCTCGTGGGATGCGATCCGGTTCAAGGTGTCGTTCATCTGCATCCGCAAGAGCCCGTAGCGCCGGGCCACGTCCTCGTCGGTGCAGCCCCACAAAAAGAGATGCTCGGTCTTTGGCGGGTCGGTCAGGCTGCCGTACCGGGACGAAAATATTTTGACCTTGTCGCGCTTGTAGTCGGTGTCTTTATTGAAAAACCCGATTTCCAGGATATCGGGCCGGTTGTCGGTGTCGATAAATTGCAAGGAAAAGCTGTCTTCGGGCTGGTTCCCGGCGGTAAACAACTGGCCTGCGGTTGCCGGTTTTTCCAAGGCTACCCGGATGGTTTGCCCCACCTGGACGATGGTTGCCCGCCCGATCTGCTGGAGGTGCTCCAGGGCCACCGCAACGTGCATGGTGGCGTCAAAAAGCCCCCCGATATAGACCCTGGCCGTGCCGTCAACGCTGGCCGCGCACCAGTCGGCCCAGGCCTCCCAATCGGTCTGGTCGAAACGGGTCGCGGCGATCCCCGGGCCGTACAGGGTGTTGGTGAGCACGTCGTATGCGGCCCAGGCCGCGTTTTGGCTCGCGACGCTCTGGGTGCCCACGCCATTGAAATTGGGCACCGAGATGGTTCCCCGGTCCCACTTGGCGGATATGTCCGGGGTGGGGCCGGAGAGCCGCTCGCTACCCTGGATGTGTACCCCCAAAAGGGATGTGTACGGGTATTTGAGCTCTTCGTCCAGGACCTCGTCCAGGCCCGTCCAGAAAACCCGGGACATATCGGTGGTGGCGGTGTCCTCGGCGGTGATCCGGTTGAGCCTCACGTCGTGGGCTCCCCGGGTGAGCCCCTCGATGGGAAACTGACGCCTGACCGGGGTGCGGATGTTTTCGGTGACCCGCTCGCCGTGGATGATGGTGTTTGCGGCGGCCGATGTGGCCATGTTGTTTCCGGTGACCGAGCCGTCTAATTGGTTTGTGGCGCCGAATGTGCCGGACACGTCCTTTAAGATAAGGTCGCCCGCGGCGTCTCCGCCCGCCCAGCTCCCGGAGTCGACCGTCCACGAGTCGAGGGTTCCGGTGGCGCCGCTTACCGCGTCGGTGACGGTTTCGTCTGCGGTGGGTACGGTGGTTCCCCCGGAGGTGTAGCCGATGGTCGCCTGCCGGAGCGTCCAGGACCCGCCGCTTGGCCGGTAGTGGATGGAAAAATCGCAGTTTTTGTCGTTCAAGGTGGAATCGGCCTGCATGTCGTACAGGCCGTAGGGGAGCTCGACGTGGACTATCATCTCGTCCACCTCGCCCCGGGTCGAAAGCGAAAACCCCTCGTCGATGTCGTAGGCGGCTGTCGGGACCGCAAAATCGATGCTGTGGTTGGCGATGTTTTTTACGATCTGGAGCTCTTCCAGGTTGCCCAGAAGTTTGACGTAGGCTGCGGCGATGTATGCCCCGCCTACGGTCAAAACCGCACCCACGTTTGGAAATTGCCTCTCGTTTTCTTCGTGCATCGACTCGCGCACACCGTCCACCCACAGCCCCCAGGTCTGGCCGTTCCGGTTGACCTCGACATGGTACCAGGTGCTTGCCGAAAGGGCCAGATTGGCGGTGTTGAGGCCCCATAGCTGGCCGTCCGCGTTGAAGATCTGAAACCAGAAAATCCCGGTGGTCCGGTGGTAGAAAAACGACCAGCGGGGCAAGGCAACTCCCTGGCCGCATACCGGGTAATAATTGTTTGCCCCGGTATAGCGAAACCAGACATCGATGGAAAAGTCCTTTTCGAAGAAAAAATCGTCGGAATCCGCGCAGGTCAGGTAATTGGTGCCGTTAAAGGAGAGCGATCCCGCGCCGAACTTCTTGTTTGTGGTATCGATGGAAACCGGGTGGACTTCGGTGACGGTGCGGGCCACCGGGCTCGAATCGACGATCGGGCTCACATCCCCGTGCAGCAGCAAAACCTGGCGGGACGCGATCTCTATCGATACCCGCCTGTAGTCGTGGAGCTTTTCAAACCCTAAAATGGTGTCCTGCCCGGTTACGCCGGTCGTGGTGTCAAATGAGTAGACCTCCAGGTCGTCGAGGGAAAGATCGTTGTCCAGCTTGATATCCGAAGCGTTAGCCACCGGGGTGGCCACCTCGCCGTAGCACATGGCCAGCAGCATCTTTACGGTCTGGTAGTTGGTGAAGTTGTTGGTTTCGATATAGTAGTTTACGGCCTGGCCCGGGAGCATCTGCTCGCCGTAAAGGACCGGTATGGCGAGCCCCGGGGTCCAGGACGTCCGGGGGCCGGTCCACCCGTGCACGGGGGATCCCTCGAGCTGCCCCCCGGAAACGTTCGAGATCTGGGGCTGGGCCACGTCGGGCCTCGCCGCCGGGAATAAGCCGTTGATCATGATCATCCCGATGGTGGAGATGGCCGCGGTCATTGCCGCCGAGGCCACCGTCGCCGCAAATCCTTTTAGTCCCATCGCGGCGGCCCAGTATTGCCCGACGGCCACCGCAGCAACTGTGATAACCACCATCGCAATGGTTTTAAATATATCGCCCCCGCCGCCCGAGATCCTGGGGACGATGGCAACCGAATCTCCCGGGGTCAGGGGGTGCGACAATTCTCGATCGGTTAAGATGGCGCCGTTTACCACCATTGCCACATGCTCCGGGCGATAGGGCGCGGGCAGATGGTTTTCGATAATGGCTGCCGGGGTGATCCCCTCTATAAACGGTTCGAAAAGGATGTCCCTGCCGTCGGCCCGGTCGAAGGGGTTTCGGATACGAACGATCTGGATATCGGATTGCGGATTGCGGATTGCGGATATCGGATTGTAGATTGCGGGTAGAAGACGCTCGGCGGTTGCGGTCGGCCTGTAGATCCCGGCTATCCGCTTTTTCCAGACGATAGACGACAGCCGCTCGATAAGCGCGCCGGTCTTTTCCCGGGTGTGCAAAAACCTGTCTTCGCCGATGACGATGCCGAAATGGCTGCACCATCCGGGGTAAGGGTATTCGAGCACCACGATGTCGCCGGGTCCCGGGGTCTCGACCGGCTCGCCGTCCGGACGGGCTGCCAGGACGTCCAGAAACGCCCGGTGGATCTCAGGGTCGGCATAGGGGCAGCCCTCGCCGTAATCGGGCAGGACGGGCTTTCCCATCCGCCTTTGCGCCTCCATCACCAGCCCCAGGCAATCGTATGCGTCCGGTCCCCTTGCCCCGAACACGAAAGGCTTCCCGATCAAATCCGTAAAGCCTGGATTCCCGCTTTCGCGGGAATGACGATTTGTGCGCTTTGGTTTCAAATTTCCAGTTTCAAGTTTCAAGTTCTTATTCCGCCTCGCTAACCGCCGTCTTATCCGGGTCGAACCCCACCCCGGGGATCGCCGGAAACCCCCCGAACCTCGCCACATTGCTCCCCCCCGCCATGTTGATGCAGGCGTCGAGCGTCCGGTTGCAGGTGGCCGTGGCCCCGCCGTAACCGCACTCGGTGCCCTTAAACGCCTTCCAACGGCAGATCTGCCGGTCGTAGACGTCCCTGGGAAACTGCCGGACCCATATGTTTTCCGGGGCAAGTTCGAAGTCCGCCCACTGGGCCGTACACACGGTCTTCGACACCGTAAAGGTCTCCTCGATCACCGCGTCAAGCGAAAGGTCCTCGGAGTAGATCACCCGGACGATCACCGTCGACCCGACTGCCCCGTCCGCATCGTTGATATGGCCCTCCACCGCGCGGAGCACGTTTGGCACCCTGGCCCGCAGGGTCTGGATCGATCCGTCCGAACCCTGGCGGGCGATGTCTAACTCGAAGGGAAACTTGGTCCACGTCTGGCTGTCCCAGGTGATGTCCTCGGTGTTTCTCACCAAGTACAAGACGGTCGACGACGGGTCGTTGAACTGCGCTTCCAGGAGCACGAGCCACGCCCCGATGTCGTCTATCTTATTCTTGGCGCTGACGATGGCAGAGGCTAAAGACAGCATGGGTCATTCCGCAATCCGCATTCCAAAATCCGAAATCGTGTCATCCTTTCAGGCTCGCGATCCGCTGCTGCACGGGCCGCGAGGTTTCGATGGCGGTCAGCACGATGTCCACCGCAAAGTCGCGCCCGTTCCAGAAGGGCTGGCCCTGCTGGGCGGCCTCGGCGTCCCGGCCGGTCTTGTTGATGATGTTTACGACCACCCGGGGGGGCTGCGCTCCGGGAGACGCGCCCTTGCGATAGACGGTCTCGCCCCGCTGCAAGATGGCCGGGATCTCGTCCGGTGCAAGCCCGCTGTGATATCGTTTGGCATGGGCAAAGGCCTGCCTGGGCATTATACGGCCAGAAACCGGGGTATCGCCCACGACGCCCCCCTCGTGATAAGGCGCGGCAAGAAGATAGCTCTCCCCCGATTTTATCCCCGACCAGAGAGCCCCGGTACTGCCCTTGCCCCCCGATCCTAACAGCCCCGATTTTATCCCCGACCAGAGAGCCCCGGTACTGCCCTTTTCCCCCGATCCTAACAGCCCCGAGGTTATCCCCTGGGCCAACATGTCGGCCACCCCCCGCTGCAAGGATCTGAGCACCCCCGTGCCAAGGTCTTCGAGGTTTTTGAACTCGCCGGTCATGACATCGAAAAAAAAGTCGGAAAAGCTTCCCTGCATGCTCATGGCCGCCCCCCGCGAAAGCTCGGCCCAGGTGTCGAAATGGGTTTTGTGCATATCGTCAAGCTCTTCGTAATGCCCGGACAAGTCCTGCTCCATGTCTTCCAGGGCTGCGGCGAAGCCGTGGCCGTAGCCTAACTCCTCTTGCTCGTCCCATTCCCAGTCTGCGGGGTGGATGCGCTGGCGCCAGGGGATGTAAGAGGGTGGGGGTTGATCCTTCGCTTTTATTTCGACGGGAAGTTCGAGCATTGTTTCCTCGATACGCCTCTTCAGCTCGGCAATCCGTTCGTCAATCACTTTCCCGCCGCCGTAAAAAGATTTCAGATGCGGCTTTCCGGCCCTTGCCTTCTCCAGCCTTTCAAGCTCCGCTTTGAGCACTTTCAGCATGTTCTCGGGCGAGCGCCTTTCCATAAATTCCACCCACTTGTCGGCAATGGTTGTGACCAGCCCTGCCATATCTATCAGAACTGGAACAAGGCCTTTTGACATCGACAGCACCATTTCGCCCAAGCTCTCCTTGGAATCCCCCCAGATATTGGCAAGCTGCTCCCAGCGGCCGATCTCGGTATCGGCCAAAGCGCGGGCCTGGCCTCCCACCTGCTTTTCGATTTCGGCGAGGATGTCGGCGAATTTACCGGATTTTGCGATCACGGGATCTATGGTGATGCCCACGCGCCGGAGCTCGCCCGCCATCCCCATCGATGCCTTGCCCAGCATGTTGGCGGCCTGTTTGACATCGCCCCCCATGAGCGCCGCCAGATCGAGCATGGTCGCGCTAGTTCGCGGGAGCAGGTCGTCGGTGATGTCTTTATAGGTGATGAGAAACTTCTGCCCCGCTATGGTGGTTTCGTCCCCGAAGGTGGTCACCCCCTGGAGCGATCGGGCCACATCCTGGAGCCGGGCGGAAAACTGGGGCGTATACCTTCCCATGCTCCGAAGCGCCTGCTCCATCCCTGCCACCGCCTTCTGCTGCACCCCCGCAAGGCCTGCCCAGTCCCTGGCCCACCGGGCAAGCTGCCACGCGCCGAATGCCGCGCCCAACTTACCCACGAGCCCGGTTAGCAAACCTAACTGTTTTCCGGACTCCTTGGCGGATTTGGAGACCCGTTCAAACGAATCCTTCCCCTTCTTCCCGGTTTTTTCAAAGGACTCCCCCAGTTTTTTAACCCGGATCTCACCGGTCTTCGAATCGACCTCGATCTCGAATTTAAGCTTGTCTCCCGGCATTGTTCCCTCTGGTCGATTTGCGCACGTCGCTTAGCGCTTGGCGCTCAAGCCTTTTGCAATGGCCTCCAGGGCCTCGATAAAATAAAGTTCGTCGGCAATCCCCCGACGGGCCGCGATCCGCTCGGCCGCCCCGTATTTGACGGAAAGTCCCCCGAAGAAATCGGCTTCCATCATTCCCGGAAAACGGCAGAAGATCTCCCACACCTCTTCATTTTCGACGATCAGGTCGGGGGCCGGGCAAGGTTCGCACAATGAAGCAATCATTTGCGGTTCCAGCTTTCGGATGATCTTGCATGCGCTGCACGACCTTATTTCTTTCGGTCTGCTTCGCTGCCATCGTGCGAACCCTTCGAGTTTTTTAACGCGGCCGCCTTTTCCCTGGCCATTGCCTCGGCCAGAATCCCCGCCTCGTATGCGGCCCAGGTGACAAACTGGATAAAATTTTCCGCGATGGTGTCGATGGACGGGTCGTCTACGGGAAGTTTGTTTCCATCCGGATCGACGAAGCCTTCGAGATCGTCGATAATGTCTCGCATGATCAGCTTGTCCAGCATGTCCGGATCGAGCACCTCTTTATCGATCCACCGCCCGTTTTCGAAAACCGATTTTATCGTTTTTGCCGCCTCCCGGTGTTTGCGCATCCTGGCGCTGGACAGGGGCTTGAGCTTGGCCCTCACCCCGGGGGCATATTCCCGCCAGTAAGCCTGGTCGGGTTTTTGGTTCACATCCACAACAAGCATAATGCCTCCAATATCGGGCATCTGGTGTCGGGAGTTACAGCGCCTCTCAGATCCCCGACACCCAGCCCGTTTGTTATCTGTCGGTCATTTACGTGATCGCTATCTGCCACTCGTCGTCGCCCGTATTCATCCCTAACTGCGCCTCGATATCGTAGACCAGGTTGCCTTCCCGGACGCTTTCCCTTACCCCCTGGTACTGGACCTTGGGGGCGGTGATGGTGATGGTGTTTCCCGCGGCGGATCCCAGGGCCGTGGTAAAGGCCATCTCGGTCCCGCTCCGCCAATTGCCCATAAAATCCTCGGTGGCCACCAGGACCGCCTCGGGGTTAAAGCGCAGCATCGGCTTGCGGTCGCCGATGATCACGCTCAAGTTGCCGCTTGCGGCGTTTGCGCTGGTCCGCAGGCCGAGGACGTTTCCGAAATCGATCTCCACGCTCTCGAGGATCGCCGCGTAGCTGTCGATGGTAAGGCTTGCGTCCGCAAAAATCGGCGGGACCGTGGCGTGGTGGGTTCCCCCGGAAAGAAGCGCCGCGTCGGCATCGTCGAAATCGGCGCCGAAAAACTCGAAGAAAAACCGCCCCGGTTTTCCGGCTTCGAGCACCAGCCGTGCGGTTCCCCGCGCGCCCCAGATCCGGTTGAGCTTGGCGTCGACATACCGGCCCACGGTGACGCTCGAAATCGATGACGACGCCGGTTTGTAGGTGGCGGACGTGTTGCCGACCAGGGTCTCGCCAACCCCGCAGGCCTTGATCGCATCGGTAAAGTAGACGGCAGCTCCCGCGCTGCCCCCCACCAGGTCCAGCTCGAAGGCGATCCTGCCCGAGCGCTTGCCCGGAACCGCGCCGATGCGGCCAAGGTTGGACCGGGCCGGGTTTCGCTCGTGCATGTCGATGTTGGGCTCGAAGGTCGGGTTGAAGGCCGGGCTTAGTTGGTCGGCCGCCACCAGGGTCTCGGCGGTGCCCTCGGCGCTCTCGATTTCCACCGCGATTTGTGATCGTTCGTTTAACATGGTTTCGTTCTCCTTGTTAGAAGCTCAAAGTTCAAAGCTGAAAAAAGCTCAAAGCCAATAGTTGAAGGCTCAAAGCGGTTTATGGGTTGCCTCGATGGCCTTTTTTCGCCTTGCCTTCCGTCCCCTTGGGCTTCTTTTTCAAGTTCTTGTGCGGGTTCTGGCTATACTCCTCCACCAGCTCCCCGTCTTTAGAATATACCTTTGTCGTTCCCTTGCTAACCGGCATCGCCCCTGTCTCCTTCCCTTTGAACTTTCAGCTTCGAGCCTTGAGCTTCTTTCAGCTTTCAGCTTTGAGCTTTCAGCTTTGAGCTATATACTAACTTTACGTCTTTCTCTCCCACGCCCACAGATCGAGCTCGGCGTAGTGACACAGGATGCCGCCAATCTCCCGGTACTCCACGAGCTTGACCTGGATCGGGCCGCTGTTTGTCACCGTATCCCCGAGGCTGTACTGATCATCGAACGCATCCTGGATGTCTTCGATCATGTCCTGGAAGACGAGTTCGGATCCGGCGCCGTCTTTGACTCCGTAAATCCCGTACAGCCGGAAGGTGTGGTCCCGCTCGACGACGGGCATGGTCTTGCGGGTGGCGGCCGTCACCCGCCGGGTGATCATCCACCCGCAGATCTTGCCTTTACTGTCCTTGAAAAGCTCCAGAAGCTTTTCCCGGTTAAAGGCCAGCCGGACGTACCGGTGCACGATCTCGATCCCGGAAACCCCCGAGAGCACCGCCACGATCTGCTCGCGGATGTCCGCCAGGCTCATGCCAAAACCCTCCTTATGATCATGGCCGGGATCTCTTCGAGGATCCGGACTATTGCCGCCTCGTTTTCCTCGAACCCCTTCTCGAACATCTTTACCGCTTTATCCTTTGTGCCGCGTTTCGATATGGCCCGGGCGATCAGAAACGCAACAGACCGGGACTCTTTCTCGCCCTCGATCCGCAGCTTTTGCTGCACCCAGAACTGGATGGGCGCAATGGGCGGAAAGTGGGCCTTTGCCCCCTTTTCCACGGGCTCGGCATATTCGACCGGGGTTCCCAGTATTCCGGAAACCTTGTTTCCCGTCTTTTTCACCTTCTCGTGGATCGTATCGCGCAGATGGATCGGCCCGGCCCCTTCCGGCGTCTTTTTCTTTACCGCCGACTCGAGCAAAAGGAGCGCCTCTTTGATCGCAGCCTCCCTGGCCGCCACCGATGCCTCCGGGTACATCTTGGTCAACCGCTCGATATCCGAGATGTCGTATTTTATCTTTGCGTCGAACATAAGTTAGCTCATAGGGGTTAGCTCATAGCTCATAGCTCATAGGGGTTAGCTCATAGCTCATAGCTCATAGGGGTTAGCTCTTTCCTATCAGCCATCAGCTACGAGCTATCAGCTATCCCCTATCACCTATATCTTTTTTTATGCGTGATCTTATCGCTCGCCCAGCTCGCCTTTTTGTCCTGGTCGCGGGTCACCGACGCGGCCGGGGTCTTGCCCTCCTTTATCCCCAGGTGGTCGAAATACATTTTTTTGTAAGTCGTCGCCCGGGCCGCGTACTCTTTGGACCTGCTCTTGTGGTCCATCACGTCGGCGTCGATGGTGGAGTCTCCGGCCTGGGCGAACCAGGTGGCTAACATCTCGCAAAAGATCGCCGCGCAGAGCGCCTGCACCGCCTCCTCGTCATAGTCCTTTACCGTGCACGCGCTGTCCGTGCAGGTGTGAAGCGCGGTGTAGGTCACCCGGATATCCTCTGTGGCCGCGGGCGTATCCTCCAAAAACCTTAGCACCTTGCCCGTGGGTTTTTCGTAGAGCATCCACTCGTCGTCCTGGAGGATGTCCGGGGTCTCGTCGGTATCGTCCACCGGGTATTCCACCCGCTTTATCACCGAAAACCCGTCGCTAAAGGAGGCAAGATCGGAGACTGCGTAGTCGAACCCGCCGTCCCCGTCCACGTCTTCCACGATCTCTTGCGGCCTGTGCCGCGAGTGGTCCTTCATCCCTTTTCCGATGGCATAGATCTTGTCCGCCTCGGTAAGCGGAAGGTCGCCGGGCACAAGGTTGTCGACGGCGGTCAGGTAGTCCTGCCGGGTGCTCATGTCACTTTGCCTCCAGAAACGCCGGTTTCGGCCGCTTGATGTACTGCCCGGGCACGGCGACGGCGTCTATCCGCTCGACGAGCGTCGCCCTTTGCGCTGCGTGGGTATAATCGTCGGGCATATCGGCAAGCTCCGCGTTTAGCGTCTCGATCTGCGCGTTTGCGGCGGCGATTTTACCCTTCCGCCTGTCGTAGGCCGCCTGCTCGTCCGCGTCCCAGTCCCGTTTCGGGATCGGCCGCTTCATCACGATGTACCGGTCCTCGGGGAGAAATCCCGCCTGTTTGGCCAATTTTTCGACAAGCTGCGCCATCTTTCCAAGGGCGATGTATCGCTCATGGCCTAAGTAGTTCTGGCGGTCGCGCTTGACCCTCGGAAACTCCTCGTCGACAGCCAATTCTACGGGATAGCTCAGCGCGTGGTCGGATAGCTGCGTGGTTGTTCCGGATTCATCCAATACGTACAGCTCGGCCAGCCCCGAATCGGGCTGCACGTATAGCTGCACCATGCCGGCGGGAGAGGTCGTGGGGGTTACCCCTTCGGCGATTGCGAGGGCTGTCTCGGCGTTAGTGCCGAACGTAGAGGTCCCTATGCCGACGTTGCCGTTACTATCCATCACCATTTTTGTGTTGCCTTCGTGATTAAAAAATAAATTATCTGCTCCAGTTCCAAAATCGTATATTCCAATTTTATAATGTGTAGCATCATTCTCAAATCGTACTGCTGCAAAATTACTTCCAGTATCTGCAATATGTAATAAGTCCACAGGACTCGTCGTCCCGATGCCCATCCTCGAATTCGTCGTATCGAACGTCACAAAAGCCGTCCCGTCCGCCTGCGCGATGTTGATGGCGGCCGTGGTGTCGCTATGGGGCCGGATGTCGTTTCCCGCTGTCAGCGTCAGGTTGCCGTCTGTCCGGATCGTGCCGTCGGCGGCCCAGTAGTCCGAGGCGCCGCCATAGAGCCAGTAGTCGGTGGCCCCGGATAGCCCGCTGCTGCTCAAATCGA